TAATATACAACTTATATATTGACTGTCAAGTAATTACCTAAATAATAACGACTGAGGAGGCTATATGGCAAAGTCCGACCATCAGTTTGTAAGGCATGTGAAAAAGCACCTTGCAGAGCATGGTATGAAACTTGTCATCGGAAGAGGAAAATTTGTAAATTCCGGAAATTCTCGTTGCGAAGGATATTTTAATGAATCTGAGGGTGTAATAAAGGTTGCCGGGGGCAACCAATATTTTTTACAAACTTTAGTTCACGAATATGCCCATTTTTTGCAATACTTAAATCAAGTTCAAGTATACTTGGCATCCGAAAAAGCAAGTTTAATAGTTGAAAATTGGTTTAATGGAAAAAATTATACAGAAAAAACACTCAAACGTGCTTTTTTATTGGTCAGAGCAATGGAAAGAGACTGCGAAAAGCGTGCTTTAAAACTTATTGACGATTTTAATCTGAATATTGATAAAAAGTTATATGCTAAACGTGCAAATTGCTACATTTACACACACTTTTTAATGGAAAAAACCAGAAAATATCAAAATTACAAGAAAAGTCCGTATTTTAGCAAATACGTACTCAAAATTATGCCATCAACAATGACAGTTTTAAGTCACAGATCAATTCCACCAAAAATTTATTCTATATTAGAATCTTTTACGGTGTGAGATTTTAAATATTTTGAAACAAATAATTTAATATCCACATTATCATATGGCCAACGATCATTTTGTTCCATAAAACCGTATTCAACAAGAGCCTCTATATGCTCTTCCATCATTTTTAAAGATTCGTCATCTATGTTCCATTTGACCTCGGAGTCCGTATTGACCGCAGGAGAGGTCGCAGCGTTATGTTCGGCCACGATCAAGTCTCCTACCTTGGCTGCATTACCGAGGATTTCTAGGGCCTTGGCGCATTGATAAAAAAGATCCTTCCGAACAGGATCTTCTTCTTTGCGAGCCAAGTTGCGAACTTCGTAAACTAGCTCAGGGATTTTCATTTGTAACTCCTTAACTTAGCGTTAGGAGATACTTGGTTTGTTGTACCAGACCAAGCATCTCATCACGTATATTTAACAATGCTGTCTGTTCTTCTCCGACCTCATTTGGAACTTCACGAATCAAATAATCTTCCAAAGATTCTAATACTTTCATTGGACTGGTCTTAGATGGTCCATTCAGCGACAAAGAATCGATTTGATTTACAAATTCTTTTCCATATACTCCAATATAAGATTCAGTAAAAATATCAATCAATCCATCAAGACCTTCATAAAGTTTTCCAAGTGCCTTGTGAGTTGCGTATGATTTAGTTCCCCAGTGATGGAGTCTTAATTCTGTTTGAAAATTTAATAATATTTTTGTGCAGGACATTTTAATTATTTAGAGTCTATTAACACCATCATCAGTAGTGTAATAAATCTTGTGAAAAACTTCACTGCACCACTTTTCACAAATAGGACAGGGCTTTGAATTTCTAAAAGTACCAAATCGGTTAAATCTAAAATTCAAAAGAATCAATTTTTCTCCACGAAGGTTTTTTGGAACTTTGCGATATGCATCCAATTCAGAATGCATGTCGGCAACTCTATAACCCAAACGAAAAGCATCTGGGTGGGTCTTAAAAATATTCTGACCCACCGAGATGATCTTTCGCTTGTATATCACCAGTGATATGTGTTTCTTCTGACGCTCCATTGCCATCGACAAAGGCTTGGCAATCGGAAGATAATTTTCAATCACATGGTTTATGTTCATCTTACGTAGTCAGCTTCAGGCCAGACGGCGTTCCCACCGTCTTGTTGGCCGGGGTGACAAGACCCTTGTTGAGGCTAGAATCGTACTGAGTCTTCAATTCTTCCAGAGGCTCTACAATAAACGCAACAAATGACTTGGGAATAGAAACTCCTTTAGATGCCTTTGTATACATCATCCAAGGCATCAATCCAATTTGTCCTTGACCAACTGGAACTAAGATAGCTGGATCTTTAAGAAGCCAGCATGTATCTTGTTCTTCAAAACGGGCAAGGACTTCTTCACCGGAATTTAGTCTAAATACTTTTACGTTCATATGTTTCCTTTGTAAGGATCAAACTATAGCTTATAAAAATTAAAAAGCAAGAATAAAACCATGAAATCATTCAAGCAATTTTTAATAGAAGAACCAATCGAACCAAATCAACCAATCGGTGAAGATGAACACAAAGAATGTGATATAAATGGTATTTGCAAAATTATAAAAAATTATGAATCTGCAGGTAATGAGAAAAAAATATTACGTGTCTATAAAGACAGCAAAGGTTTGCCAACAATTGGTCATGGTTATTTAATAACACCAAATGCTGAAAAAGAATTTAAAGACACTTTTCCAGAAGAACATAAACAAAATCCAAATTTTGGAAAAGATATATTGGCAGGAAAATCTAGTTTTACACCAGAACAGGCTGATAAACTTTTGCAAAAAACAGTTTCCGACAGATTGCCACAAGTAAGAAAAATAGTTAAAAATTTTGATACATATTCACCAGAACTACAAGGCGAATTGGCATCAGAACATTTTAGAGGAATGTTGGGACAATCTCCAAAAGCAGTAAATTTATTAAATCAAGGAAATTTTGGAGGTGCTGCTAATGAATATCTAAATTCAAGAGAATATAGAGAATCAAAAGCAAATAAAACTGGAATTGCTAAAAGAATGGAAAATTTAGCAAATGCTCTCAAAACGGAAGCAACTCGACAAAATAAGGGTCCTTGATCTTATACCAATACGGAGTCTCTGAAAACTTCCAAGTTGCAAAACGAGACTTCTCATTTAGATAATACTTGCGATATGCAACGCATGCATTTTCATCGCGGTATTGATCGGGCATGGCCTGTGCAAATGGAGTCAACTTGAGTTTAGGAATGTTAACCGGCGGATCATACAATTCATCGAGCAACATTTGTTCCATAGCATGAACTTTGCCATAACGCTGAGTGTATTCTTTGCACAGTGCATAAGCATGCCGCCACAACCAAATGTAATTTGCACGGCTAGCGCGAGCCCAAATAGTACAAGGATGATTGATCATGGTTGCTTTGCAAATATTTTTGCGGGTGCAAACATAAGACTTGTACTTACGCTTTCCAGTATTGACAATCAGTTCATCGCCGTCAAGAACATGGTGAGCAGTAGAAAGCAGTTGGCAAGACTCAAGAATCATCTTAACGACATGCTTGTCGCACATCATGCGAGCAGACTCAACGGCATCATTATCGAGAACAAAGATATTCATACTTCGTGACTTTCAAAAATGTTGTTGATTGTACGATTGACTTTTACCAATGTACCACGAGAACCCAGCTCAGGCAAGCAACTAGCGCCCACATAAGAACAGGCAGAGCGAAGTCCGCCAAGTATCTCCTGGACAGTATGAACCACTGGACCTCTATAAGGAACTTCGACAGTCCTTCCTTCTGAGGCCCTGTAATCGGCAAGACCACCGTTATATTTTTCGTTTGCGGTCTTGCTTGACATGCCGTAGTGGACCATTCGCATCTCTCCATTTTGGCTATGACGGATTTCCCCGCCACACTCATCGTGGCCGGTAAGAATTCCACCTGCCATGCAAAAAGCTGATCCAGCCACAAAAGATTTTGCAAAATCACCAGGATATACAATTCCACCATCAGACACGATCCCAATATCTAATGCTTCTGCTGTTTCCGCACACTCTAGCACGGCTGAGAGCTGGGGATACCCCACCCCGGCCACGCGCCTCGTCAGGCACATTGACCCCGATCCTATCCCCACCTTTACGAACTCTGCACCAGCCTTTGACAATGCCTCTACCCCCTCTGGGGTCACGACATTGCCAGCAATAAGTATCGACGTTGGCCATTTTTCCTTTACCTTTCTTACAAAGTCATGAAATGAAGTCATGTAGCCATTTGCTACATCTACACAAACGAACATTGGATCTTCTATCGTGGCAGTATCCACGAACAACTTGCTCTGCGCGTCCATACCCAGTGTAAGCGAAACGTAATCCTTGCACTCGGGATATGTAGTGACAAAACTGGTGTAATAATCACCACCCTTCTTCAAGCAGGTGACCATTTTGTATTTTGCAAGAGCTGCCGCCATATCCCATGTACCGACAGTGGACATGTTTGCGGCCATGATTGGGATACCATACCATGTCCTGCCGCTCTTGGAGTTATATGTGACTTCAAGAGTAACATCCTTGCGAGACTTGATCTCGCTGATTTGAGGAACGATTAAAACATCAGAGTAATCAAGTTTTGGTTCGTAATTGATAATCATTCGTCACAATAATAACACGACATATCTGGATGTCAATTATTTGTTGGCTTCTTCTATTTTTTTGATTGCGTCACGAAGATTCAACATTTTTTGAGCCAAGTCTTTTGAGGTTATGTCATCTTTCAAATATTTTTCGTAATTGGAAAGAATGATCTTTGATTCTCTAAAAAGAATCGCGTACAGATGCAAAATTTTTTTGTTGTCATCTGGCATCAAAAATATTTATTTTATTCAAGGTCTGTCGTATCATCTCTGACAAACTTAAACAGCTTATTCATGTAAAATGATGCCCAGTGCTGTTTGTTTATGTCCCATACGACTATTCTGTCATTTGCCTGTGGAGAGAAAAAATATCCTCTTCGTCTAAACTCTGTTGTCGGCATGTATTTTTCTTCAAGGGTGCCGTTTACCTTTGCAGTAGATCCATCTTTTTTTACAAAATTAAAAGAACAGATTCCGGACAGAGATTCCATTATGACTTCGCTTGCAGAAATGTGATCTGTTCTGTAATAGGCTTCATCTGTTATGACAGTAACATCAAGTTTGTAATCTACCGAAGGATCGTAGACACTTCCTTTTTTAAAAATTTTATTGATATTTTTATAATTCTCATACGAACCATATGTCTTTGTTATGAAAGATTTATAAAAATTATCTTCTTGTATTACTTTTTCATACGTTGCCAGCTGCGCATTTGATCCACTGTAAAACCCACCATCTTTCTTATAAGAAAGATGTGAAAATGAATCTGATATAAATTCGTTGTCTAGTCGGTTTTCTGATTCCATTAGAATTTAACCAAAAATATGTTTTTCTTCATTTCTACATCTTTGTATTTTATTCTATTGGTATCACACAAATCCAAAAATTTTTGAAACATTATTGCCGGAACTTTTACATATACATCATTGAAAGGGACCAATTTTTCTTCTTGTATTTTTGGTATCAGTTCTTGAATTTCTTTTGAAAGACTTGCATCGGTCTGATGCACGACAAACATGGTTCCGTAAATACCTTCAAATTTATGAATCATTTAAAATATTTATCTTGACATTAAAATAATTTACAGTAAACTTTAAAGAAACTATAAAGGTAACTACAAAAGAATAAACAAAAGATTATCTAAAGGTATCATTAGGTGGTCTAAAGTTACCTAATAGATTACTTCTAGGATCATTGTTTACTTTTTGATATTGCTGTACTGAAGATGGATTGCCGTTAATTTGTTCATTCATCAACGCAAGGGGACTTGGTTTGTTTTGATATTTTTTTTGAACCATTCTCACGGCATCTTCTAAACTTGTACGCTGTCCAATTTTCATGTAAATATTTATCTAAATATTTTTATGAAAAAATTTAAACAATATCTTTATGAAATTTTTTCTAGTTCTGATGAAACTGTAACAAGATCTCAATCTTTTGTTGCAAAAAATAGAATAAAGAAAAACAAACAAAAAAGAAAACCATTAAAAGTCGATGAAGGCTTTACTGATTGGTTAGTAAATACAGCCCCGGTAAAAGCTTTTAAAAATGAAGTAGATGATGAATTAAGATATTTTGGATTAAAAAAACAAGAAGAAGAACAAAAAGCAGCAGATGATAAAGAAATTCAAGATAGAACAAACAAACTTAATGAACCATTGAAAATGGATGATGGCAGCACTACAAAACAATTTGTTGATAATATGTTTAAATCTGTTGACAAAACATTGAATAGTGCAAATAACACATTAAAAGATACACAACAATCTTCAAATACAAATAAACCAAATCAAACTACAAGCCAACCACAACAGACACAACAACCCCAGCCTCAACAACAACAACAACCCCAGCCACAACAACCCCAGCCACAACAGCAATCTCAACAGCAACCAAAACCACAACAGCAAGCGCCAGTTAATCAGCCACAACCACAATCACAACCACAGCAACAATCCCAACAGACACAACAGCAACCTCAACAACCTCAACAGCAACCAAGACCACAACCACAGCAACCTCAACAGCAACCTCAACAGCAACCAAGATCACAACCAACTCAAAACCCGACACAACAACGGTCTGTACAACAACAATCTGTGTCACAATATAGACCAATTGGAAATAACATGCAGGGACAAAATATTCCCTCACAAGAAATGCAAATGGGTTCACAAAATTTTGGATCGTTTCCAGGCCATCTTTTAAATAATCAATCTTATGATCAGGAAAAACAAGGAATGGAACAAACAATCCGAAATGTATTGAACATGGGACAAAGATCAAGACCGAATGCAAATCAGCAACAATTTAGAAATCCAACAACAAGATTTTAAAAAATAAATAATATTATGAATTACTTAACAAATTATTACAAAAATATCTGCGAACAACTTCAACAAAGAGTTGATCTTCTTGAAGCCGGATTGAAGAAAGCAATGAAAACTGGCGACACGGAATTGCTCAAAAAAGAAGCATTGAAGCAGGGAGCCAAGTGGGACCGTTTGAAAGCAGAGGCTGCAAAGCACCGCGCAGAGGGTCTGAGGGCTACCAGAAGATTTGGTCCAACAAGCCAAGAGTCCGGTGCACATCACTGGCAGGCCATGACCAAGGATACTCAAGCAGCAGAGATTATGAAAAATTTGATCGCACTTGATCAACAACTTGATTTCCAAAATGCAAATGAAAGAAAGAAATCCAGTGGAAAGTACGTCACTCAAAAGAACATTGAAGGAATAGAACCACAGGGTTAAAAAGGAAAATTATGAATTACTTAACAAATTATTACAAGAATCTATCCGAACAACTCCAAGAACAAGTCAACCATCTGGAAGCCTTGTTGGAAAAAGTAAAGACACGCCTAATTGACGTTGAAGACGTTGAACACGTTGGCCAAGGCGAATACACAATCGTAGGAAGAATTGCAGACGGCGGGGGCAAGGGAGCCCAAAAGACACGTGGTGTATATTTTGAACCAGAAATTGGGCGTCCCATGAAAGATTACCGTGATGCAGCCAAAATAGGGGCAGAACCAATCGAAGTTCCTGAAAATGAATTAAACATCGAACCACGGTCAAAAGGACATCACGTACCCGGAAGAGGCAAGAAGGCCATCAAGAAGGCTCTTGCAATTGCAAAGGCTGAAAGAGAACGAAGAGAACAAAAATAAAAATTAATCAAAATTTTTGAATAAACTTTGGGTCCTCCAAAAGAGGGCCCAATTTTTTTCGTTTTTATAAATA